TACAAAGAAATGGTATCTGGCATAGCTGTGAATATCAGTTCAGATAAGTTTGATGATGTGAAGTGGCTAGTTTCAGAGAACGAGAATGGCAAAACAGAGTGGGCTTGTTACTGGTCTAAGAAAAAGAAGATGTATGTGCCTGTTAAAGACAAGGACATGGAATCTATATACTTTGAGATTAAGGGCAGAGAGTATTCTGATTATATCTATTTGAACGAGGTTATTAATCTGCCTAATTTGGATAAAGGGAGTAATTAAATGAAGCTAAAATATATGGACAAATCACAAGAGGCCTGGGTTGCAGATGTAATCTCTGGCAAGGTTCCTTTTGATATTCCTGATAAGGAAAAGAAGCTTCATATGCGTAATTTGAAAAGTCTCACTGAAGAATTGGAACAATTGACCGAGTCATTTTCAAAACGGAGTGTGCGAAAGGATGTTCGCAACCGTATCAATCGTCTAGAAAAAGTCATTGCGTATAAGACAACATTAATACAGGAGGCCTTAAATGAGTCTGGCAGAACTGGCGAAGAGTCTTAAACCAACCATTTCAACGATGTTTGATAAGCATCCCTTATCGAAACAGTTCTGTGAGAATTTTCCCATCATTACTCTTGATCTGGAAGCCTATGCAAGCAAAGAGGTTCATGAAGATCAAGACATGTCTTTGAATGAAAATCTTGAGCGACAGATACGAGAGTTGGGTGATGCCCAGCAGAAGAAGACCAATGTGAAGGCGTCGATGACCGATTGGTTCATGCAAGACAGTAGCAAGGGATTCCAGTGGGTTTGCAATCGTGCATTGGAACTGGCAGCGCATAATAATCCTCACCAGATTGATATGATTCCGTATGATTGTTGGGGAGCAATCTATAGGGAAGGTGATTACACGATCATGCATAACCATTGGCCGCAGCTGTGGAGTTTTGTTTACTATGTAAGTTGTCCCGAAGGGTCTGCCCCTTTGATGTTTGATAGATGTATTCATCCAGGCAAAGGTAGGGAATCAATTCATCCGAAGACAGGACTCATGGTTATGTTCCCAGGCTGGGTCAACCATTCTGTTCCAAAACATGTAGGTGAAGACCGTATTGTTGTTGCTGGTAATCTGACAATGAGTCCATTTTCTCATTTACAGTTACTAGAAAACCGTGGATTGGGTCAATGGCGATCTGTTCATGGTTCCAGAGGCAATGTTAAGAGACTCTAAACTACTAAATATCATTTCATGCTTAGATATCGTGTTATTCAAACCAAAATAGATTGTCTTTTTGACAATCTTACGGAAGAAGAGGCCTCCTATGCTCTCGCCAACTTAATTGAAGGCGGTCAAGAAGGTTGCACAATTGAGTCGTATCACTGGTTTCACCCAGAAGGTAAAAGATTAGGGCGTGATCCTGACTTGCATTAATCATTATAAATATATCTATAAAGGAGATTTATAATGGTGGATGTCCCAATTAACTATATGGGCCTAGATGGTTTTGTCTGGTGGATGGGTGTAGTAGAAGACAGGTATGACCCCGAGCAACTTGGCCGTGTTCGGGTTCGTTGCGTTGGGTGGCATTCAAACAATCAAAATGCTATTCCAACATCTGATTTGCCATGGGCCCATGTGATGCATCCCGTGACTGACCCTGCTATGCATGGTATGGGATTAACACCGTCCTTCCTTGTGGAAGGAACTTGGGTCATGGGGTTCTTTCGTGACCAAGAAAAACAACAACCTATTGTCCTTGGTACTCTGCCAGGTATACCAGAAAATCCAGCTAATTTTCGTGCAGGGTTCAATGATCCTCGACATAAGAAATCTGAGCAAGTCAATACTCAAGGTAAAAAACAGTACGCAAAAGAAGATAAGGATGGAGCGACCTACAATCCAGGCGAGGCTGGTAAAACTATTGAAGACTATGACCCCAAATACTCCCAACAATCCTATGGTCCATATCCATTAGGGGCATTTGTTAATGGTGAGGATGATGAAGAAGGTGTATTCAGCCGATCTTCTGGTCACACTTTTGGAGAGGCGGATACCAATAGACTTGCAAGGAATGCTGGTCATGGAGTACTTGCAGCAAAGGATAGTATAGCCCTAACTGGAGTTATGCTTCCTCATTCTGATCAAACTGCTCGAGAAGATAACATAAACTATAGTGATGATACCCCAAGAAATTCTGGTGTTGACATATATGGTAACAAAGTCAAAAAAGATGATGTGTTTCTTGATGCAGCAGGCAACTATCCAACCATGGCCGGGCAATCAATAGGCCCAAATTCTGCTTCCCGTCCTAGTTTTATTGCAGAAACCTCTGATATAAACGATCAAGCTGTTCATCCTATTCCAGCAGCTGGATCACCAGAATCTGTTGATGCAAGCGAAACTGCCGATGCCATTAATCCATTGATGAATAAAACAGATTCAACTTTGACTAATGAAAAATGGAATGAACCTAAGACCACCGACCCGAATAAGAGCGGAACGATTAGATACGCAGCAGTTTATCCATATAACCATGTCTTTGAAACTGAAAGTGGACATATCAAAGAGTTTGATGATACGCCAGGATCAGAACGTATCCATGAGTATCACACATCAGGGACATTCTATGAGATTGATGCTGACGGTAATAAACATACTAGAGTTGTTGGTAATGATTACGAGATTATAGCTGGAACCAACTTTGTTAATATCAAGGGTGATGTAAACCTTACCATCGAGTCAAACTGTAAGACCTATATCAAAGGTGATTGGAATATACAGGTAGGCGGAAACAAGTATGAAACAATTGGTGGCAATGCTCATGAAACAATTGGTGGTAATCATATATCGCTTATCAAAGGAGAACGAGAAGAGACAGTAGAGAAAAATGTTATTGAGACATATGGAACTGACAAGGAGAAAAATTTTCACACAAGACTTGTTACGGGTAGTACCAACGACACGGTATTGCGTAATGTGACAGAGACTTATGGAACAAGCACTGAGCATTTCCGATCAACAACCATAACTGGAACAGATACTAAGTCTACAGGCCTATCCACTAATCTAACAACTGGAACTTCTTGGAATTACACAATTGGTACGACATGGGCGGGAACTACAGGCTCAACGTGGACCCACACCTCTGGTGGTGATATTACAATCACTGGTGGTCCAAATATTAACTTGAACCCATAATGGCACACGCATTTACTGTTATAAATTCTTCAAACGTAACGGTAGTGTATACTGATTATGATGCAATTGATTTGGCTACATTGAAACATGTTATCAGTTTCAAACCAGACTTAGGGACATTGGTTGCTTCTAATGAGATATTTTTGGAAACAGGAACACTCAATTCCGCAGCTGTTCAAGGAGTAATGTTAGAGACTAACAATACTGTGATTGATACTGAAGGAACTTCTCATAGTGTTCCTGCTAAAGAAAAATTATTACTAGAGGATGGTGATCAATTGTTATACGAAGCTGCAGCGATAGATGCGTTGGGTAAGATGGTTCCAGAGGATTTTGTAGCTGGATTAGAGAACCATCTTATGTTGGAGACAGCAAGTGATTCTCAAACTGCTGATCATCATCATACTCCAATTGGAGAGCCACATGTGGATGGAGATGGTCATAGTGATGCAGAACATAGAGAATTAGGACTTTGGCCACATCGTCTAAAACTTCTAATAGCCAGAGAAAGATTAAATAACGCAAGTAGTTGAGGAGAGGGATATGCCTGCAATTTGTAGAGGAGACATGGTGGATGATGATGTAGTTCATTGTTCTACCCCATCTAGATTAGATAAGTCGCCTAACGTTTTTGTTAATGGAACGGGGATTAGTAGACAAGGTGATAACAACCATCCTCATTTAATACCTATTGCTGTTCCATGTCCAGTTCATCAAGCACCAATCACTACAGGTTCAACAACAGTGTTTATAAATGGTAAAGGGTGTGGTAGAATTGGTGATGGTGTATCTGGTTGTACAGTAGTTGCAACTGGTTCAGCAAATACCTTTGCTGGGCCATGAATGTCTTATAAATAATAAAAACTATCTTGGAGTAATAATGGCGACAGTAGAAAAAACAGCAAACTTCAAAGACCTCTCTGCTTTAGATGATTCTGAATCAACAAATGATTCTTTATTTTTTGTTCAGAAATATAGAGACTTGGATTTGTTTTTTACAAAAAGGTCAAGGGATAAGGATATTAATATTCTTACCAATGTGACTGCTATAAAAAGATCAGTTCGTAATTTAGTTTTAACAAATTTTTATGAAAAACCTTTTCACCCAGAGATAGGGTGTGGTATTAGAGGGCTGTTGTTTGAGAATGCAAGTCCACTAACTTCCATTGCATTGTCTCAAGCATGTAGAGATGTAATTGCAAGTTATGAACCTAGAGCTAATAATGTTGATGTTAAAGTTAAACCTGACTTAGATCGTAACGCATATGAAATGACTATAAGATTTACAATTTTTAATGCTCCAACTGACCTTGTTGAAATCAACGTGCTATTGGAGGTATTGTAGTAATGGCCAACAACCAAAAATTAGAGATATCGGGTCTAGACTTTGATACAGTCAAAACTAACCTAAAGACTTATCTCAAAAACCAAGACCAATTTCTTGACTATGACTTCGAAGGTTCTGGAATTAATGCATTGCTTGATGTGCTTTCATACAACACACACTACCTTGGATTTCATGCGAACATGCTTGCAAATGAAATGTTCATTGATAGTGCAGCGTTAAGGTCTAGTGTGGTATCACATGCAAAGACTCTGGGTTATGAGACACGTTCAGTTAGATCGTCAAGAGCCGAAGTTAATGTTACCCTAAACGATATTACTTTAGGTACAGCAACAATGAATGCTGGCCAAGTTTTTACTACTACAATCGATAACGTTCAATATCAGTTTGTAACTGTTTCAGATTTTAGTTCATCTCAAACAGGATCAGGTATTTTGTTTGAGAAGATTCCAATTTATGAGGGAACGTACATCACTGGTAGATATACAGTTGATAGTGCAAATGTTAATCAAAGATTTTTATTGAACTCTAATAAGGCAGATACAGATACTCTTACAGTTCAAATTCAAAACTCTGTATCAGATTCAACCACACTTACTTATACTAAAGCCACAGACATAACTCAACTTACTGGTGAAAGTGCAGTATATTTTTTACAAGAGATTGAGAACGGCCAGTTTGAGATATATTTTGGTGATGGGGTTGTTAGCAAAAAACTTAATGACGGAAATCTTGTTGTACTAAAATATGTCGTATCAAATGTAGCAGAAGCAAATGGTGCAATCGCATTTACAAATTCTGGTGCAATCAACACAGTCTTTAATGTCACAACAACAACTGTTGCGCCCGCAAGTGGTGGTGCTGCAGCTGAGAGTATTCAGTCTATAAAATTATCTGCTCCCTTAGACTATGCATCTCAAGGTCGGTGTGTTACAACAAATGACTATAAGGTATTTGT